CATGCTCATTGTGTCGCTTGATGTCAACGCTTGGTCAGTCGCAGCAGCACCCGAACGAATAATACGGTTTGCTGTTGGAGCTGTTGGTGTGTTATGACCTTGAACCTGTAGCTTTTGAGCTGCAGTTGCATAAGTCGTTCCGTTCATCGTGAAAGATGTTGGGTTTACACCAGCAAGTTGTTGAAACACAGATGTATCGATTAACTCAGCCGCACGACCTGCTTGTAGTTGTGCTGTTACTGCGTTGAAACCAATGTTAGTGCGTTGTTGCTCGATTGAGCTATCGTTTGGTGATGAAACTAGAATACGTGTCAACCCAAGAGCCATTTGATGCGTTCCTGTGTCTAGTGCTTCTTCATTACCAAAACCAATAGCACCTTCACCAAGTGGGTTGCCTGTTAGTTTTCCAACATAATCAAATGTTAGTTTGTCACCGCGACTATCTGTGCCGCGAAAACGTTCAGACGCATCGTAAATTGCACCGCTAGATGCCAATTCGCCAAACGCTGTTTGTTGATAAACTTCTAACCAAGTTTTTTTCTCCCATTTTGCAATGGTTGATAAGTTGGCTGAAGTCATAACTGTTGTAGCCATGATTTACCTCATAAAGTTAATTTATAATTAACCGCCAAGAACTCATTCAAGTATGAGAAAACCTCGCTTTTTTAGGAAACGGTAAAACCTCTGCGTTTAAAAGGCGCGACCCATGCTTTTAAGTAGCTACACTTTGAAGGCGCACAACCTAAACCTATAGGCTGCACACCAATTATACCACATAAAATATTAATTACAACTACTTATATTTGCCAGATAACATGTCGCCAAATGTTATGTTTGAGATGTCGTCCATTTCATCAAAGCTATGCTTTGCAGCCGATGCACCGCTGCCGTTAGATATTGCATTAGGCTTTGATGCTTCACGCATTGCAGCTTTTTGTGTTAGACTAGCAGGCTTGGCTTTGGCTGTTTTAGTATAGCCGCGCTTTTCTGCAAATCCATCAAACCAACTGTTAATTGCGTTGGCTTCTTTATAAACAGCCTCGACTGGGTCTTCACCCCTAGCGGCTGCAGCATCAGCAATCTTAATCTTTTCCAAACGCAAAGCCTCATCAGCTTGACGCGGTGACATGCCACCAGTCACCATGCGGTCTTTGGTGATAGCTAAAGCAGATTCAAGCGCATCATCGTAATCTGTAAATGCTATCTTAAATTCTTTTTCTAGCTCGTTAAGCTCATTCTCAGCCCTCGTAACAAATTCAGAAACACGCTTTTCGTGGATAATCTGGTCAACCTGCTTAAGTTTCTGCCTCAGCTCCTCAGCCTCATCAACATCGCTTTCTTTATTGATTTGCGCCTGCAGCTTTTGCTTTTCTGCTTGGGCATCAGCTTCTTCTGATTTGCGCTTAGATTCCTCTTTCTTTTGCGCTTGGCGTTTGCGATACTCATCTTGAGCTTTTAAAGCCTTATCCTCTTCAACTGGCGCAACTTCTTCAGCTTCTGGCTTAGCAACTTCATCAACCGCTTCAGATTCAGGCTCTGCCTCTACTTCTTGTTCTGCTTCTGGCTCTGCAACCGTTTCAACACTAGCTATTTCTTCAGCTACTGTTTTACCTTTGGTTTCTTCTTCTAACCTTTCAATCTCTTGTAATAATGCATCCATGGGGCTTTCCTTTGTGTGTTGTTAAATAGTCACGTTTACATCTTCAGGCTTCTTAAAAGCCATCAAATCATTTTCTATTGCTTTGGTTTCAATATCTTCTTCAGTTTCGCGAATGTCTGAATTTAGCTTTTCCATCTCAATAATTGCTTTATCGCTTCTGATTTTTGTTTGCTCAGCTTGCGCTTGAATCCACTCAATATCTGCGCCTTGCTTAGCCAATGCTGCTTGAGCTTGTGCGCCCTGTAACTGCTCAACTTGCGCCTGCAACTGTTCAACCATGCCAGGGTCAATCGGAGCTTCACCAAGTAATATTTTCTTAATCGTCATCTTTTCGCGCACCGTAAACGGCATATGCTCAACAGCCGTTGCATACATTTCTCTGTAACGCTGGTCGCCAACTTGCATCATTGCAGCCGCCACTTGCGTTAGTGTTGATGCGTAGAACTCTTTCAAGGCAGGTGTGTCAGCTGATTCGCCAATATCCACTTCATATTCATCGGTAAAGAAGTTGGGACTCATCTTTTCAAATATAACCTCGCCTTCCTCACCTTGAGCTTTAAACAATCTGCCATCGCTTGCCTCAACAAGTAAGCGCATAAACGAAAGCATCATTCGTGCTTGCTCAATGCCATAAAGCGTTATGCTATCAAAGTAAGGCGCAAGTGTGGTAGTTGCTTGCTGGATGCGCTGGCGTTGCAGGATTGCGGTTTCATTGCCTCCTGCCGAAGCTCCAAAGAATGATTCATCTATGCCTGTAACTTGTGCAAATGCTGAATCAGAAACCTGCAAGATGCTTTCATAACCACTTGGCATTGATGGCGTTGCCTTTGGCTGAATCTTACCGCCAGACAGTGCGCCCGCTGCCACCTTAATAGCTGAGTTGTTTCTTGCATACTTAGCCTCAAATTCTTGAACATTAATAATCGCGTCTTCTTCATACATTACGCCACCGCGTGAATTAGATGCGATAATCAGCATCATTTCAGTTAGTGATTTATTGTAATAACGCGCTGGGTCGCGCATAGATGCAACAATCCCTGTCCAGATATGGTTATATTCATCTCTGTCACCAGTTTTAAACTTGATTGAAAAGCCTTGCTGCGATGCAGATTTAAACACGCTAAACACTTTATCACCGCTATATATACCAGTGTAATATGCCTTTCTTTTCTCGGTAATTGGGTCATAAGGAATCTCAAACATCTTGAAAATATCCATGACTTGTCTGCGTTTGTCCTTAGTAATAACTAGAACTGGCGATGCAGGGTCAAAGGCAAATGCTTCATCTTCTTTTTCGTTTTCAACTGCTAGAAATGCTTGAGCTAAAGCGGCAGCAAGTGGCGCGTTCTCTTGAACTAGCAACGGATTATCCACGCGATAAAAGTTTTCAATCTGATAGAATTGATGGAAGTAAACACGCACCATGTCGCGGTCAACGTTAGAATATTCAAAGCCTATCTTGTCTTGTATGCCACCACTTGGATAAAATGAATAATCCATATCATCGTTATTATCTACTGATTCAAAATCTCCCTCGTCTGCATCAAATAATTCTTCAGCTTCTTCAACGTCAAAGTCTTTGCAGCGATAAACCCACTTGGAATCTAACAGGCAAGGCTGTGTTGATTGTGGGTCATAGCCAACCTCCAAAGGGTTTACACGCTCAACGATAATTTCACCGTTAGGGTCGCGTGTTGCCTCGCCTCCGTTTAGCGTAATGCAAGTGTCGGTTGCGCCTATGCCACCAACAACTGTGTCCATGTCTTGGCGCGTTTCCATTTGGTCAGCATGGGTATTTTTTCGCACATAATCAGATAAGCTGTTTAAATAATCGGAAAACATTTGCTGCTCAAACTTAGCGGTCATCTTGGCTTGATAGTCTGGCTTGCGTCTTTGCCCAATCATAAAACCCACGATAGCGTTTACATACGGCTTAACCTTATTAAACTCAACATCTTTGATGCGGTTTGTTCCGTTGGTGTTCATGACTGAGGTTTGAGCTTTGTAACTCATGGCATCGCCTGCATAAAATGCTTGACACTCTTTGATGTGATTGTGCTGCGCGTTCAAGCCTTGCTTGCTAATTGCGTATTGCTTTTGTGCTATCTTGAGAAATTCTTTTTTGTTCACATATCTAACACACTAATCGAATCGTGCGCTCCATAATCGTACCCCATACTGCGCTCAACTGTGCCTAGTGATGGGAATATAGGGTTAATATCGAATAACATACTCATAGCGTCTAAAAAATCGTCATGGGCAGCAAACGGAAACAACAACATTTCCTGCTCAATTATAACAGATATAAAATTAACTGGCAAGCCCCTTGCATCTTTATAAAAAATATCGTTCGGAAGCCATATCTGCCCGCTTTGCATTGGCGCAATAAGCCGCCTTATTCTTTCCTCTTTCTGTAGCTTTGATTTAATCTCAACAATGGGGAATCTATAATTTTCCTCTTTCTGCTTTTTCTGTATGTAATGCACATCCGACAACATGCCGTAAACTTCCCAGCCAACCTTTGCGGGCTTACCTGTTTTAACTAACCATTTGCGATGCAGCTCAAACAATTTGTCCACGCGCTCTGTTGGGTTTAGCTTTTCACGCACACCGTCAATCAAGTAATAATTCTGATCAGGCATTAAGCACCACACCGCCATTGCAGTATAGTCGCTTGTTTTCTTTTTAGATGTAGCAGGGTCAACCATGATGTAGATGTTGCCTACTGTGGCATTAAAATCTAGCGATGAGTAATAATTTAGGTAATCAGATTTAAACTCACCGCCACCAATAGGAACTGGCTCTTGCAGATACTGCCCGACATAAGCATAGTCCGACATGCTTTCCCTCAAGTTATCTAGAACGTCTTTGTCAAATCTAGATTCATGCAAAAACTCGTCATACTTCCATGTCTGCTTGCCTAAACTTATCTCAATAGGTTTGTCGGTGTGCGCTGGCAACTTTAGCATTGTCCACTTGCCTGTTTTCATCAAATGCCCTGTTGTGTCCTCGCTATGCAGCCTTTGCATAATAACCACAATGCGCCCTTCCTTTTGATTGTTAAGGCGTGAAAACACCGCTTGGTCTACCCATTCGTTCGATGTTATGCGTTTTATGTCGGATAATGCCTCAGCAGGGTTTTGCGGGTCATCAATTAGGATATAGTCGCCACCAACACCAGTTAATGCGCCTCCAACTGATGTGCTGAACCGCCCGCCACTAGCTGTTGTTGAAAAGTTGCTTTTTTGCTGCTCATCTTTTGCCATTCTAGCATGGGTGAATAAATCTTGATACCATTTGGTTTCCATAAGCAACCGCGTTTGATATGCAATCTTTTCTGATAACCTCTGAGAATATGACACGCCAACCACACGAGTGCCTGCATTGCGCCCTATTAGCCAAGCTGTATATGCTATGTTCACTAATAGAGTTTTGCCAGTACGTGGCGGTACGTTTACGATAAGCCGCTTAATATCTCCACGCTCAACAGCTTCAAGATGTGCGGCAATGCAATCGATATGCCAGTTATGTTCATACTCGCTTGGCTCTATTTCACGCCATGCACGTTGAAAGAACACGCTGAACTTCTGTCTACATAGCGCATCAAAAGTTTCTTGAGTTATTGCCATTATGCACTTGTTTCTACTGGATAGCTTGCTCTAAACGCATCTCTTGCAGCGCGGATAATATTACCAACTGGCTGGTCAAGGTTAGCACATGTTGGAATATCACGTTGAAAATTAATGCAGCATGATTCCTCGTCAATTTCATATGTCAATCCCTTAGCCATTAAAGGCTCAAGCGCATCTTTCAAATCTTGTGACATAATAGCCAAAGGTGTAACGCGCTTAGAAGCGTCTTGACGTGGCGCAAAAATCTTAATCTTTTCTTTGATTGTCGATTCACCGCTTAGCAATGCTTTAACCAAATCCTTTTTGGAATCCGTAGATTTAAATTTAATATCTTTTGCTGTAAGTTTTTCACGCAATACTGGCAATGTTAGTTGCTCAAGCGTTGCTTCCGTTGGTTCTGGCGTCACTTCTTCAAGTGCATCAGCTAAATTATTCAATGTTAATTCCTTCATTTCTCAGTATCTCCTTGTCTTTTGTGTGTAAATCTTTGCCGTCTTTATCGACAAAACGCTTTTCTTCAACGTTTGTTTCTTTGTAACCTGCCTGTGTCTTTAGGTAAAAGAATAATGATGCGTTATCGCCTTCAATGACTTTCTTATAAAGCATCTTGCCTGCGCCTGCTATTGCACCTGCCCTACCTTCACGCCATAATCCACCATAATATTTTAGCATGGTTTCTACGGATAAATCGATTGAATCAGCAATAATTTCTTGAGGGACTCCGCAAGCTGCTAAATCCTCAACAATCTTTTTATGTTTAGCTGTAACTTCATAGGTCATAGTTTTTATATTCCCGAATTACATCTTACATCAAATGCTTGTGCAATGTCAACGGCTAAATAGTAACAGCGCAATTACGCCTAGCACCATGCCCCAGATTCCGAACAATGAAGTTAATGCGACTATTATTAAACCCAATATTGTTATTGATATGAATGTT